ATAGACTTTGAAATTATGGGCACCATTAAAAAGACGGAACCCGCCACCCCTAAACGCAAAGTCGGGAGGCCACAGAAGGAACTCGACCTGGGGCAGATAAAACAACTCGCCGCTATCCAATGCACCGAAGAGGAAATCGCGGCAGTGATGGAAGTCGGCTTGAACACCATACGGCGGCGCAAGGCAAGCGATCCTGCGTTCCTTGAAGCCATGGAAGCGGGCAAGGCTCACGGGCGGGTCAGCATTCGTCGGCAGCAGTACAAGGTCGCTATGAACGGCAACGTGTCGATGCTGATATGGCTGGGCAAACAGGTGCTAGGCCAGCGTGACAAGTTTGATGAAGCTACCGAGCAGAACAACCAGCCTTTGCCGTGGGTAGATTGACAGCGCCATGCCTTTAACCCCGCCGCAGAAGCAGATAGCCGATAGCCCGGTGCGGTTCCGTTGCGTTTGTTCAGGAAGGCGTTTCGGAAAGACGACCCTAGCCTTGCGCGAGTTGGCGCGATTTGCAGCAGAACAACCAAAGCGCCGAGTGTTCTTTGCCGCGCCGACCTACCGTCAAGCGAAAGCCGTTGCCTGGAACCCGCTCAAGGAAAAGTTGATTGAGCAACGATGGGTAGCGAAGATCAACGAGTCCGACCTAACTGTCACGCTTAAGAACGGATCGACTATCAGCGTTAGGGGAACAGACAACTTCAACAGCCTGCGTGGCGTCGGACTTCATTTCCTCGTCATGGATGAGTTCGCCGACTGCGACCCTGACGCTTGGTACCGCGTGCTTCGCCCCACGCTCTCGGATACGGGCGGGCATGCCCTGTTCCTTGGGACACCTCGTGGGCGGAACCACTTGTACGACCTTTACCAGATGGGTCTAAGCGAAGATGAACCAGATTGGGCATCATGGCAGTTCACAACGCTGGAAGGGGGTAACGTGCCGCCAGAAGAGGTCGAAGCCGCCCGCCGTGAATTGAGCGAAGACGTTTTCGATGCTGAATATAACGCCTCATTCACCGTGTTCGCTGGCCGGGCTTATCACCCGTTTGATCCACGCACGCATTGCGCTCCATTGGTGTATAGGCCAGCGGCACCTCTAATAATCGCGATGGATTATAACGTTGAGCCCGGTGTTGCGTGTATTATGCAAGAACAAGAACTACCAAATGGGTTGCTTGGAACCGGCGTAATCGGCGAAGTCTGGATTCCTAGAAATTCCACAACTCCTGCTGTCTGTCGCAAGATCGCGCAGGACTGGGGCAACCACTTCGGCGCGGTCAGAGTCTACGGTGATGCAACCGGCGGCGCGCGTGGATCAGCCCGCATCGCTGGCAGCGACATTGACCTCGTCAAAAACGAACTCAACCCGGTCTTCCGTGAGCGCATCACATACCATTTCCCACGAGCCAATCCTGCCGAGCGTGCCCGCGTCAATGCGGTGAACAGCAGGCTCAAGAGTGCGTCTGGTGAAATCCGCCTAATGGTTGATCCGGTCAAAGCCCCGCATGTCGTGCGTGACTTCGAAGGTGTGCAGTTGCTCGAAGGCGGCAGCGGTGAAATAGACAAGAAGGTTAACCCCATGCTTACCCATATTAGCGATGCTGCGGGATACTACATAAGTATGGAATTCCCCATCGTAGACCGCCGCATGGTCGAAGGCCGGATGGTCCTCGGATGACCGCCGCGCCAATCGCTCGAACCCAGCCCGCCCGGTTCGCCGATGGCGGGCTTTTTCATGCCCGCGAGTATGCGTATGCGCGCCTGCTGCCCGGATCGTCGCGCTCGTGGCTGGTCATGCTGGCGCGCGGCTGGTCTTTCTGCGGCGATGTTGCCGAGCCGATGAGCGGGCCGCATGGACGGCATGCCGTTCTGATGCATAGGAGCGTGGCGCAATGACGTTGCCGCTCAACTGCGAAATCCTGCACGGCGATTGCGTCGAGCACATGCGCGCGATGCCGGATGCCTGCGTTGACGCGGTGGTCACCGACCCGCCGTATCTCATCTCATTCATGGGCCGCAAATGGGATGCTGCTGACGGCATTGCGGGCAGTCCTGACGTGTGGCGCGAAGTGCTGCGCGTTCTGAAGCCGGGCGGGCATATGCTCGCGTTCGGTGCGCCACGGACATATCACCGCATGGCCTGCGCTATCGAAGACGCTGGTTTTGAAATACGAGACTGCATCCGCTCGCTCAACGGCCAGGAGCACTATCCCGCCTGGGTATTCGGATCGGGATTCCCGAAAGCCGAGCAATGGACGCAAGCCAAGGCTGATGCTGGCAACGCCGAAAGCGCCATGATGGTCGAAGCAGGCTTCGAAGGATGGGCACGCGGAGGAGTTAAGCCCGCATGGGAACCCGTCGCTGTGGCTCGCAAGCCGCTGTCAGAGTCGAGTGTCGCCGCAAATGTGCTCAAGCACGGCGTCGGCGGGCTAAACATCGGGGCGTGTCGCATTGAAGGCGTTAAAGGCGTTCCTTGGGGCAAGTCTGACACAAGACCCGCTGGTAAAGAGCAGTGGCGTATGGGAGTACCGAACGACGGGATGTCGGGGCGAGATGCAAATTCCGGAAGATTTCCCGCAAATCTGATCCACGATGGGTCTCCCCAAGTCTTGGATGCGTTCGCTGCGTTTGGCGAGAGCAAGAGCAGTGACCGACCGCGCAAAAATACAGCCGAAGCGCACAACAAGACTTCGAGCATGGGCAAGAGTGGCGGGGACTGGGTGACGAAGGGGCACAGTGACTCCGGCACGGCCGCACGCTTCTTCTACTCCGCCAAAGCATCCAAGCAAGACCGCGCCGACTCCAAACACCCCACGGTCAAGCCGATATCCCTCATGCGCTACCTTTGCAAATTAGTATGTCCGACCGGCGGCACTGTGCTCGACCCATTCGCCGGAAGCGGCACAACGCTCGCGGCTGCCCACATGGAAGGCTTTCACGCTATCGGCATTGAGCAGGAGTTAGAATACATCACCGACATACGACGACGAATGGCCGCACTTGCCGTCGCTCCCCAGCCCGCCCCGCAAGGCGGGCTTTTTGCTGACCTGGATGCAGCCGAATGACCGCCGCGCCCGACGAGAGCTTCACGATCAGCGTCGGCACACGCCGCATCCGCGTCAACTACAAGCGCGACGGCGGACTCCACGTCTTCACGACGCCCGACGTGGCGAAGTGCTCCTGCTTCGCGACGGACAAGAACAAGGCGTATCTCGGCTTTGTCCGTAAGCTACAGGATGTGCTGAAGTGAAGATCAGCGACCTGTTCTCTGGCATAGCGCGTAAAGCAGCGTCATTGGCGGGTAGTTGGCAAGCATCCACCCTTGCCGTCGCTGTAATTCTGGTGTGGGCTGCAACAGGACCCATGTTCGGTTTCTCGGATACATGGCAATTACTTTGCAACACCGGGACCACGATTATCACGTTTATTATGGTATTCTTGATTCAAAGCTCCCAAAATAAAGACACAAAAGCTATCCATCTCAAGCTAGACGACCTTTTATGCTCGATCCAGAAGGCCAACGAGCAGCTTATCGACATCGAAGACGCCACCGATGAGCAGATAGCCGAAGCCCGCGCGAAGATCGGCGCGAACAAAGCCAATACTCCGACCGAGGACCCATCGCATGTATGAACCACAGGAACGTTTGGGCCGCCATTACGCCCCGGACGTAAACGATGAACGCTATCTGCTGCGGTCACTGAACCCGCAAGCTGCTGTCGAAGCTAGGAACGTTCCTTATCGTTATCATTTCCATGAAACTGTTCTCGATCAGGGGAACAGTTCAGCATGTACTGGTGCTGCTGCATGGCAATGGCTTGACATGGGTCCGGTTCGTAATCTCCAAAAACCTGATTTCGTGACGCTGTATCGTGCAAATCAGGAAAATGATGAGTGGGTGGGGGGCGAGCCTGCCTATTATGGTTCGTCCGTGCGTGCGTCGTTCAAGGTTATGAAGAAGCTTGGGTTCGTCAAGACCTATGCATGGGCGTTCGATCTTGAAACGTTGGTCAATCATGTTTTGGCTGAAGGCCCCGCCATCTTGGGCACAGACTATTACACCGACATGTTCAGTACCGATAAAGACGGCTTCGTTCATATCGGGGGCAGGTTGGAAGGGGGACACGCATACACGGTCAAAGGCTGCTCACGGGTCAAAAAGTGTCCTGATGGCTCGCTGGGGGCTTTCCGCTGCATTAACTCTTGGGGGGAAGACTTCGGCCAGAAAGGCATGTTTTGGCTATCGTTCAAGGATGCTGAACTGCTGATTAAGTCGCAAGGAGAAGCCGCAACCGCATTCGAAACGAAAGTGCCCAGTGTGTCCCTCGGTCCCGTTATCGAGATCGGCTAACGTGCTCGAAGACGGCGGCAACAACGGCCACCTCAGCAGCGGCTACGGCGTGTGGCTCAGCCTGACGACCGACGCAATGGATTGGGAAGTCGAGTTCAACGGTCACACGCTGCAATACCGCCACCGTCTTCGGCGTGTCGTTCCCACAGCAGACCCGTCCATTCTGATCGTCCGCTACTGCCTGGACGCGGGCGAGTGGCGTCGTGGCCTACCGCCGCCGTACCAGATTTGGCGTGCCTCATCCAAGGAGAATTGAGATGAATCCCATTTACTTTATCGTTGTGTGCCTAGTCGTTGGCGTCGTGCTCTGGCTCATCAACACCTACGTTCCGATGGCAAGCGGCGTCAAGAAGGTCATGAACATCGGCGCTGTTGTCCTGCTCGTGCTGTGGCTGGTGCTGACGCTGCTCGGCGTGACCGACCTCGGCGCTATCCGCATCGACTGATTTCCGACCCCTGACATCTGACTTCTCTCTAAGGAACTCCGCAATGGCCGTTCTTCCCATTTCTACACTCAAAACCAACATGCCGATAGGCGTTGCGGGGAGCATAACTGCGTCGGACATGCACGACCTTGTCGATACGATCGCGGACAGAACAAGCCAGCAGGTAATCACCGCAACGGCATCATACACCGCGATGGAGTCGCACAACCGGCGCACATTCGTTTTCGACTCACCAGAACCAGTCTCCCTCTTCCTGCCCAATACCTTGCCGGTTGGCTGGTCGTGCAAGGTGATCCAGCGCGGCGTGGGCGTCGTGACAATGACGCCGGGTGACGGGGCATCCATCATCGGAACGCCGCAGCACGGACGTACTGGATTCCAAGGCGCTCTCTGCGAACTGGTCGTCATATCCAATACCGGGTCAGCGGCGCAGATATACCTGGGGGGACAGACGCAGACCGGCGGACTGGCCGTGCCTCGCGTAAACCTTGCAACCCTGAGCGACGTATATGGCAATTGGGACGCTAACGACGCAACGACGAGAACGCCGTCAGACTCGACCCTCATTACAGCCCTCGCTGATCGATCCGCCGCCAACAGGGACCTGACAGCGGCAGCGGTCGGAACGAACGTATCGGTTGTCCTCGATGATCCCGCATACATTCAAACGACGGGCGGCAATAATCAGCGCCGTCTCGACGCTACGAACTTTCCGGACAACATGTTCGCATCCGGCGGATATTTCGCCATTGCTGTTCGAAGCAGCAGCCTCGGCGGAATGTTGATTTCCAAATGGGCTACGACAGGCTGGGTCTTGAACTGTCCAAACGCAACTGAGATGGAGTTGCAGTATTTTTATGGTGATGGCTCTCAGAGTGGCAGGTACTGGTTCACATTTCCGCTATCGGCAACAGACTGGAAAATCCTCGAAATCGAGTGGAATTCAGACGCCGCCAATGTTCCCCCTGTGATCCGGATCAATGGCACCGTCGTCGTGCTGCAATCCGACGTGCCCGGAGCCGCAGCCGTGGACGACTCCCCGGGTGAGCTTGCGGTTGGAAACCGAAACCAGGGGGCAATGAATACACCGTTCACCGGAGACATCGGTGAAATCCTTGCCCTCGGCAGCATACCAACGAACCAGCAGAAGTCCGACATCGTTCTTGATATGCAGTATCGGTGGGGTGGCGGATCACCTCCGGCACAGACCCCTCTGGAGCCGATTGACCTGTCCCAGTACACACTCGTTTTCAACGAGGATTTCACCGCCCCGCTGTCCCGCAGGGTTCCCGGCGATGCCTCGACCGACGCCAACCTGTGGGATACAAGCATGGGTGGGGGAACTATCCGGTGGATGGGAAACACTCCGGAGCGACAGATATATGTCGAGCCGGAATATGCCGGGACCAAGGGAACGCCGCTTGGGATCAACCCCTTTTCGGTTGCGAACAGTGTCCTGACCATAACTTGCGCTAACGTCAGTGCCGAAGACGCCCCTTATCTGTCCGGCAAAGAATTCACATCCGGCCTCATCACGACTGCGGCAACCTACAGTAAACTTTACGGCTACTTCGAGATGCGAGCCAGAATGACCGATGTCGGAGTTACCGCAGCGTGGCCCGCTTTCTGGTTGCTCTTCCATTCAACGGGTCCGAGTGAGTTCGATATTGTTGAGGCATACGGCGTCACTCCATCGATGGTATATCAGACGACTCACCAGGCGACAGATGAAGGCACGATTGACGTACCCGTGAACTGGACGGTCGGATGGCACACTTATGGCCTGAAATGGACGGCGGAAGAGCTCGTCTACTACGTTGACGGCCAGCCTACCGGACGCATCCCGAACAACACGTTTACGCCGGGTTATATCATCGCGAACCTTGCGCTGGAGGGTCGGGCTGACCGCGTTCCTGATCCGTCTGATTTCCCCATCCACATGGAGATCGACTGGATCAGGGTATATGACCCGATTTAACCGTTGAGCAGATCCCGGTTTGTTAGCTGCTTCCCGGGCTTTGCCCACGATGTTCCGACCCCGCATTAGCGGGGTTTTTATTGTCCTGAAGGTATTGCCC